GGAAATAAATATGCTTGCGTGTCTTACCGAAATTATGGTGGAGTGTGAATTCAAATGATTGATGTAAAACTTATTCGTATTGTGACTGGTGAAGAAATCATCGCAGAGGTTGTCTCTGAAGATGAAAATAATATCACCGTCAAAAATGGTCTGGTGGTCCTTCCCAATGCAACTGGTGTAGGATTTGCTCAGTGGGCAACTGTGATTGATCCTGATAATCCAGAAGTTACAATGAAACAACAACATATTGTATATGTTGTTGCTGTACAAGAAGATGTTGCCAAGAAATACAATGAAATGTTTGGTAGCAAATTAGTAACGCCGTCTAGTAAAAAACTAATTGTATGAAATCCGCAAAAGAAAAAATTAGAGCACAAGTCAAATCTAAGTGGTATTACATTTTCTGGGGTACTGCTACGGTATCTGTTGTTCTTGGACAACTTTATGTTGGCACAGGATACCGATACATGTATGATGGTATGCAAGAATTACTACAAAAGGTTGATGGAGTGCTTCTCCATGCTAACCCTGATAAAGGACCTAATTATCTCTGATGAAAGCACTGAAAACCCCTCTTCGTTATCCTGGTGGTAAATCCAAAGCCATCAAAACTCTGTCTGCTTGGTATCCCAAAGTAATTTCAGAGTATCGTGAACCCTTTATTGGTGGGGGTTCCATTGCTATCGACGTAACAAAATCTAATCCAAGTATTCCCATTTGGATTAATGATCTGTATGTGCCACTTTATAACTTCTGGGTCCAACTACGGGATCGTGGTCAGGACCTTTCTGAGAGTGTCAGAGAGCAGAAAGAGAAGATGCTTGAGAGTGGCACTCAAGAGGAGAAAGACAAGTTTGCAAGGGCACTGTTTGATCAGTATGCTGCTGAGATTGATACTTATGATGACTTTCAGAAGGCAGTTGCTTTCTTTATCATGAATAAGTGTAGTTTCTCTGGTATGACTGAGAACAGCACTTTCTCTCGCACTGCTGCTAATTCTAATTTTTCTTTGGCTGGTGCAGATAAACTATATTGGTTCTCCAATCTTATCAAAGATTGGAAAATTACTAACATTGATTACTCTAAAGTAATGAATGCTGATGGTCCTAAGAATACTTTTGTATTTCTTGATCCTCCTTATGATATCAAAGATTTTCTTTATGGAAAGGATCGTGAGATGCACAAATCATTTGACCATGAAGTATTTGCTGAGAACGTTTACAAGTGTCCTCACAACTTTATGATCACTTACAATGTGAATGATCGTCTTCTTGAGTTGTATAAAGATTATCACCTTGAGTATTGGAAACTACGTTACTCTATGGTTCATCGTGGTGATAAGAATACTCAGGACAATGTAAAGACCGAACTTCTGGTCACTAACTATTCCCTTACTCCTAAGACACCTCTGGAGGAGCAATGGAACTGAAAGATTGGTTGAACTCTATTAACTTTAACAAGGAAGATCTAAGTGCGGACATTAGCTCTTACCCTCCATATATCATTAATCGTTGTCTGTCTGGGCACCTTGATTGTGTCATGTTTGCTAATGAAATGAACAAACATCATTTCTTAGATAAGGATATGCAATATTCTTTTTATCTAAATACTTTGAGGAAAAAGAAGAGATTCTCTCCCTGGCTCCGAAAGGATAAAGTCACGGACCTAGAATGTATCAAAAAGTATTATGGATACAGTAATGAAAAAGCATCTCAAGCTTTGAAAATCCTGACACAAGAACAAATCAACTTTATTAAACAACGACTTGACACTGGAGGAATGAAATGAGTACTACGGTAGAACCTACGGTACAGTGGTCTCAGGATCAAATGGTGGAAGTGCTTCTGAATGAACCAGATGATTTCCTAAAGGTTCGTGAGACTCTTACACGCATCGGAGTTGCATCACGCAAAGAGAAGAAACTCTATCAATCATGCCATATTTTGCATAAGCAAGGAAGATACTTTATCGTTCATTTTAAGGAACTGTTTGCCCTGGATGGCAAACATGCCAATCTGACTATCAATGATGTTCAGAGACGTAACCGTATTGCTAAACTGCTTGCAGATTGGGGTCTGATTACAATCGTCAAACCAGACTCTGTAATGGATATTGCTCCTCTGAACCAGATCAAGGTGCTTGCATATAAGGATAAGTCGGACTGGATTCTGGAGCAGAAATATAATATCGGTAAGAAAGGCAAGACCCAGGAAACCGAATAAATAAACCTGCGATCTTTCGTGCGGTCGCTTCAAAAGTCGGAAACCCGAATCCCAGGACGTGCTTGACACTCCTGGGGTTTTCCCTTATAATATGTGGGTAAACAAGCCTGACGGCTTTACAACCCTCAAAACTAAAATGTTTATCAAAATTCCCAAGAAAGGCGTGCCCGCCAACATTAGGAAACAAGTGGAAGCAGCACTTCCAGAACCTCTGGTTGTTGCTGGATGGAAATTTGTACGATATGTTTGGCGTCGTCTTGATCAGGTCAACACCAAGGATGCTGATGGAAACAGTGACAACACTGTTCGTATTGGTGGCACTGGTGCAAACGATGTTCTAAAAAACTCCCTTGCAAAAGGTATTAATACTTCTAAACTTACTCCCTCAATCTTTCCAGATGACAATCTGTTGAACGGATTTAACCGATTTAAGAACCTTGCTCTTAATGGATATGAAGAGTGGATCTTTGCAGAATATGAAATTGACGAGTCCACTAAAACTGAGTTCCAAGTAACTAAGCAAGATTTCATTGATGATTTCCGTGCTGCTGCTAATGGTGGTGACGGTGCAAAGGTTATTACCAAAGAAGAACTTATCGAACTTGGTCGCAAACGTTTTGAAAGCCGACCTGACCGCAGTAAGAAAGCAGTTGCTCGTTGGGTTCATAGTCTCGACTTGAATCTTTCTAATGAGCAAGTCAATGGCATTGCACAGACGGTCTCAAAAGATTTTGCTCGTCGTGGTATCATCAACTCTTTTACCCGTGAGGAAGCTGAGACTCATGTTGCAAAAAAAGGATTTGGTGCTGATGTCTTGAATACTAAAGACAGCACTCGTACTCTTCGTATGTTCCCTAAGATTATGAAGAACTATGTAAACAATGGAACTATTTTTAGGTACGTTGATTATAATAGTGATGCTACAACTCACAAAGAGATTGATGATGGACGTTATGATTCTCAAAAAGAATTGATGACTATGCATAATTTGTGTTTAAAGTATGCAGCTACCGTTCAATTGAATGATGGTAAAATTTCTTGGGAACGTCTTGGTGGTTTGGCACAAAAAATTGGTGCTGAAAAGGAAGGAACTGATGGTCTTGCGGTTGACTGCTGATAACCGAATAAAAAATTACGGGGTTCACTACCCCGTTTTTTTATGTTCTGTGCTATAAATATGTGTGGATGCCTTCGGGGTCCACACAATCAAATCTCGCTTAGTAAAGGAGAAGTACAAATGGGAAACCTGATGAAGTACAACGCTGCCGACATATCGCAGTTGCTAGATCGGATAAATAAGAATAGTATTGGTATGGATGAATATTTTGGTAAGTTGTTTGACCTTCACGAAACAACTTCCAATTATCCGCCATATAACCTAGTGACAGTCAGCAACGTTGAATCTAGACTGGAACTAGCACTAGCAGGATTCAAAAAGAAGCAAGTCAATGTCTACACACAAGACGGAAAACTCTTTGTCGAAGGACAACGAGAAGATGGAGAAACTGGAACAGAATACGTCCATAGAGGAGTGGCTCAAAGATCTTTCACTAGATCATGGACCCTCAGTGACGAGACGGAAGTTAGATCAGTTAGCTTTGAGGATGGGTTGTTGAGTATTACACTTGGTAGGATTGTTCCTACTCATCACCAGAGGAAAGACTGGTTCTAAATACTATTGAATATCGTCGCCGCAGAGGGGCAACTGGCACAATCCAGTTGACGCCCCTCTTTTTTATTGCTAAAATACAGATGAGGAAATACTGAGTTATGACTATTAAACTTTTGCTTTTGAAGTCGGGTGAAGATATGATTGCCGACATTAGTGAAATGGCATATGGTGAAGATGATGATCGACGAGTTGTTGGTTATTATCTAAATAAACCTTGTGTAATTAAGATGCGGGATCCTAATACTCTTGATGATATGAGTGAGGGTCGTGGAAGAAAAGCAGGTTTTGAAGTATCCCTGTTTCCCTGGATACCACTGTCTGCTGATGAAAATATCCCAATCCCAGCTGATTGGCTAGTAACAATGGTAGAACCCACTGCTAAATTAACCGAAATGTATGTTGAGGACATCGTAAAGTATGGAAAAGATAATCAAGGCAATAGTTCTGACAAACAACAAAGTCCTAGTAAGTCAGATTGATGAAGTTGGTGCTGATGTTGGTGAACCAGATTGTAAACTGACCAATCCTTATATATTGAAGGATGATGGTACAATGGAACCCTGGTTACTCAGTGTCTCTCGTCAAGACATTTTTATGATCAGTTCTGATAAGATCCTAACTCTTACAGAACCAATGCCCACCCTAGTTGAAAAGTACGAAGAGTTAACTAAGTAATGCGTTTCTACACTAATGTTCAGTTGATTGGTAATCAGTTCCTTGTTCGGGGAGTTGAGAATGGTAGGAGATATGAGCACAGAGATGAGTTCTTTCCTACCCTGTATGTTAAATCTAAAAGAGACTCAAAGTATAGAACATTAAGTGGAGAACCTGTAGAGGAAGTGCATCCTGGCACAGTTCGAGATTGTCGTGAATTCTATAAGAAGTATGATGAGGTTGATGGATTTGCTATCTATGGGAATGATCGTTACATCTATCAATACATTTCAGAGAAGTATCCTGAGGATGAAATCAAGTTCGATATCAGTCAAATCAAACTGGTAACTCTTGATATTGAGACCACCGCTGAACATGGATTTCCTGATGTAGAGTCTGCATCTGAAGAGATTCTTGCCATTACAATTCAGGATTATACAACCAAGGATATTATTACGTGGGGAGTCAAACCCTTCATTAATAAGCAGAAGAATGTTACATATCATTATTGTCCTTCGGAGCAAGAACTTCTAAATCACTTCATTAATCATTGGATGCAAGATGTTCCTGATGTGGTGACTGGATGGAATGTTCAACTGTTCGATATTCCATACATCTGCAAACGACTTAATCGTGTGTTGGGTGAGAAGTTAATGAAACGTTTTTCTCCATGGGGTCTTGTAACTGAGAATGAAATTTATGTGAAGGGTAGAAAGCAGGTTAGTTTTGATGTTGGTGGACTCACGCAACTCGATTATCTTGACTTGTATAAAAAGTTCACCTATAAAGCACAAGAGTCATATCGTCTTGACTACATAGCTGAGGTGGAGTTGGGTCAGAAGAAATTAGACCACTCTGAGTTTGACACTTTTAAAGATTTCTATTCTAAAGGGTGGCAAAAATTTATCGAATATAATATAATTGACGTTGAACTTGTTGACCGTTTGGAAGACAAGATGAAACTGATTGAACTTGCCTTGACAATGGCCTATGATGCTAAGGTCAACTATAATGATGTGTTCTATCAGGTCCGCATGTGGGACAACATTATTTACAATTATCTAAAGAAACGTGACATCGTTATTCCTCCAAAGATTCGTTCAGATAAAAACGAAAAGTACGCAGGAGCATACGTTAAGGAACCGATCCCTGGAAAGTATGATTGGGTTGTTAGCTTTGACCTTAATAGTTTGTATCCCCATCTTATTATGCAATATAATATTTCCCCTGAGACACTCTTGGAAGAGAAACATCCCACAGCAACAGTTGATAGAATACTTAAGGAAGAAATAAACTTTGAGTTGTATAAGGATAATGCGGTATGTGCAAACGGTGCCATGTATCGTAAAGATGTTCGTGGGTTCCTACCAGAACTGATGGATAAGATGTATGGTGATAGGGTAATCTTTAAGAAACGAATGCTTCAGGCAAAACAGCAATATGAAAAGACTCCTACTAAGGCACTGGAGAAAGAGATCGCCCGTTGTAACAATATCCAAATGGCTAAGAAGATTTCACTCAACTCTGCTTATGGTGCTATCGGTAATCAGTATTTTAGGTACTATAAACTGGCCAATGCGGAGGCGATTACGCTTTCTGGTCAAGTCTCTATCCGTTGGATTGAGCAGAAGATGAATGACTATCTAAATAAACTGTTGTCTACAACCGAAGAGGATTACGTTATTGCATCTGACACAGATTCAATTTATCTTAATCTCGGACCTATTGTTGATAAATTTCTTGGTCATAAGTCTGGTGATAAAACTGCAGTTGTGGAATTACTTGACAAGATCTGCCAAGACAAACTGGAACCGTACATCGATACATGTTACCAGAACTTGGCGACGTATGTTTCGGCATACGATCAAAAAATGCAAATGAAACGTGAGAATATTGCTGATCGTGGTATTTGGACTGCAAAGAAAAGATATATCTTAAATGTGTGGAACAGTGAGGGTGTTGCATATGCAGAACCCAAACTTAAAGTCATGGGTATTGAGTCCGTAAAATCATCAACTCCAGCACCCTGCCGCAAGATGCTCAAGGATGCATTTCAGATTCTCATGACTGGAACTGAAGATGACATGATTGCATTTATTGATAAGAGTCGTGAGGAGTTTAAGAAACTTCCACCAGAGCAGGTGTCATTCCCTCGTTCTGCTTCTGATGTTGTAAAGTACAAATCCTCTTCTGACATTTACATCAAAGGAACTCCTATTCACATTCGTGGAGCACTGTTATTTAATCACTACATTAAAGAGAAAAAACTTACTAATAAGTATTCCTTGATTCAAAATGGTGAAAAGATTAAATTTTGTTATTTGAAAAAACCAAATATTATTCATGAGAATATTATCTCTTTTATCCAGGACTTTCCACGGGAACTCAATCTTGACAAGTATGTTGACTATGACCTACAATTTGAAAAGTCCTTTGTCGAACCACTAAAGGCAATCCTCGATGCTATCGGTTGGAATGTCGAAAAAACTGTAAACCTAGAACTATTTTTCTCCTAATGGACCTCCCTATTAACGATAAAGAACTTGCTACTATTGTCAGTGCATTACGATTGGGTGGTGATGCAGCACTTTATCAGAAACTGAATAAGATCAAAGAGATTCGTGACGCCAATCCTGGTGGTCCATATAAGAAAACTGCCCGTGAAGAATTTGGATTTGTAATTTAATGGATTTTTTAAAAGAAATTGTAAAAGAGATTGGAGATGACTTCACAAAAGTCGCAAGAGACATTGACGAAACTGAAAACTTTGTTGACACAGGTTCGTACATTTTTAATGGACTTGTTTCAGGGTCTATATTTGGTGGTGTATCTGGGAATAAGATTACTGCCATTGCTGGTGAGTCTAGCACTGGAAAAACTTTTTTCTCTCTTGCTGTCGTCAAGAACTTCCTTGATGCTAACCCTGATGGGTATTGTTTATATTTTGACACTGAAGCCGCTGTTAACAAGTCTCTTATCGCAAGTCGTGGGATCGACCTAGATCGTCTGGTTGTTGTAAACGTTGTTACAATTGAAGAGTTTAGGACCAAAGCCTTGAAGGCAGTAGATATATACCTTAAGAAACCAGAAGACGAACGCAGACCTTGCATGTTTGTGTTAGACTCTCTGGGTATGCTATCCACAGAGAAGGAGATCACTGACGCACTGAATGACAAACAAGTTCGTGATATGACCAAATCCCAACTGGTCAAAGGTGCATTCAGAATGTTGACTCTGAAACTGGGACAAGCAAACATTCCTATGATCGTTACGAATCACACCTACGATGTCATTGGCGCTTATGTACCTACAAAGGAAATGGGAGGAGGCAGTGGCCTCAAGTATGCAGCAAGTTCAATCATCTATCTCAGCAAAAAGAAAGAGAAGGATGGAACAGAAATCGTCGGAAATCTTATCAAGGCTAAGACTGCTAAGTCGCGTCTAAGTAAGGAGAACAAAGATGTTACGGTGCGTCTTTATTACGACGAGCGTGGTCTTGATCGATATTATGGTCTTCTTGAGTTGGGAGAGATTGGTGGTCTCTGGAAAAATGTGGCAGGTCGTTATGAGATAGACGGCAAGAAAGTCTATGCCAAAGCAATCTACAAAGATCCAGAAGCATACTTTACCCCTGAGGTAATGGAAAAACTGGACGAGATTGCTAAGGAAGAGTTTAGTTACGGTTCATGATTAAGGTTCTCAAGACTGGGATCAACGTTGACAAAGTAGTACAACAACTAAAGAAATATCCACAGGATTGGGATCACCAGAAAACTCTGGAAGGGTCTCAATCCTTAGTTGATAGAGGATTTGATGACTTGCCAGTCAGTGCTCTTCAGCTTATAATAGGTGGGGTCAAACACAAAGAAGACTTTGTGGGAGACTCTGAGATCAACATCAAAACTCCTGCCTATGCTCATCATAGTGAGATCCGAAAGATCATACGTAAGCAATTTAAGAATGCAGACATTCACAGATGCGGTTTTCTTTCACTCCCTGTAGATGAGATTGTAGGAGCACATATTGACGAGGGAACTTATTACCTGAGCAGAAACAGGTATCACCTTTCTATACTTGGAAGGTATCAGTATTTCTGCGGCAAAGAAACTGTCATTGTTGAACCAGGAACTCTTCTCTGGTTCAATAACAAACTACCTCATGGCACCGTTAATATCGGTGACGAGACACGCATAACATTTGTATTTGATATCCCTCATGGACAAAGTTGAAATTTTAATCCTAAGAAATCTACTATACAATGAGGAGTATCTTCGTAAGGTTATTCCTTTTATCAAAGCAGATTATTATGAGGATTCAAACCAGAGGATTGTGTTTGAAGAGATTGAGAAGTTTGTTCATGAATACAATCAACCAGCAACCAAAGAAGTACTCTGCATTGAAGTAGAAAAACGACAAGACATTAATGACACTACCTTTCAAGAAATCACTAAGTTGATTAGTTATCTTGAGGATGTTCCTACTGACTATGATTGGTTGTGTGACACTACAGAGAAGTGGTGTCGGGATCGTGCTATCTATTTGGCACTGATGGAATCCATTGCTCTTGCAGATGGAGAAAGTAAAGAAAAAGATAGGGGTGCTATTCCTAGCATTCTGTCAAATGCTTTAGCAGTTTCATTTGACACACATATCGGTCACGACTACCTGATTGATTATGAAGAAAGATACGAAGCATATCACAAAAAAGAAGACCTCATCCCGTTCGACCTTGAGTACTTCAACAAGATTACGAAGGGTGGTCTTCCGAACAAGACACTTAACATTGCTCTTGCTGGCACTGGTGTCGGTAAAAGTTTGTTTATGTGCCATGTGGCATCTTCCGCACTCTTGGGAGGGAAAAACGTATTATATATCACGCTTGAAATGGCTGAGGAGAAAATTGCAGAGCGAATCGATGCTAATCTTCTCAATGTGCCTATCCAGGAGATAACAGAACTACCCAAGGTGATGTTTGAGGATAAGGTGACAAAACTTGCAAACAGAACTCAAGGATCCCTAATTATTAAAGAATATCCAACGGCATCTGCACATGCAGGACACTTTAGGTCACTTCTTAATGAACTTGCACTTAAGAAATCATTTAGACCTGATATTATTTTCGTTGATTACCTTAATATATGTGCTTCCGAAAGGTATCGCGCAGGCAGTAATGTCAATTCATATACAGTTGTCAAAGCAATTGCTGAAGAACTTCGAGGACTCGCTTGCGAAGCAAACGTACCAATCGTCTCTGCTACTCAAACCACTCGTTCTGGTTATGGGAGCTCTGATGTTGAGCTTACTGATACTTCTGAGTCCTTTGGTCTCCCTGCTACTGCTGATCTTATGTTTGCCCTTATTTCAACTGAAGACCTTGAGGGGCTTGGACAAATTATGGTGAAGCAGTTGAAGAATCGATATAATGATCCAACCATTTCTAAGAGGTTTGTGGTTGGTATTGATCGTGCTAAGATGCGTCTGTATGATTGTGAGCAGTCAGCACAAGATGATATCATTGACAGTGGTAAGGAGGAAGAGTATAATTACGAGGAAGCAAAACCAAAGAAATCATTTGAGGGATTTAAGTTTTGAACGGATACTACTCTGTCTTCGATCCAGACGGTAAAAAGATTGCTGACTGCGGTATCGAAAGAGATGCAGTCAATCTCATGAGTACAAGAAACAAATACTGGGATGGACACTATTTTATGTTCAATCCTTTGCCCGGTGACATCATTGATGTTTCTAATAGCAGGCAACTTCCCACCCGTGACATAGTAGTCAATATGGACGGTGGTGTTGGTGGTAGCTGGAAAGAAGTAGAGTATATTGAAGTTGGTGGTGTGAAACTACCAACTCAACAAAACCTTCCCCAATCTAATTCTAAACCTATTGATTTAAAATGACTGTAGACACCGAAAAGTATGTTGAATTTGTAAAAGGAGTTACCAGTGAACCTAGTCTTGACTATGGTGCCATGGGATCTCGTCTTGCAGAACTTGAAGTAACTGGAACTAATACATCTCAGTTGCTCACTGCTGCTCTTGGTCTTACCGCAGAGTCTGGTGAGTTTACTGAAGTTGTGAAAAAAATTCTCTTCCAAGGTAAACCATATAATGAAGATAATGTTTTTCATATGAAACGTGAACTGGGTGACATCTGCTGGTATCTGGCACAGGCATGTATGGCACTTGACACATCCTTTGATGAGGTGCTAGAAATGAATGTGGACAAACTCAAAGCACGTTATCCTGGTGGTGAGTTTGATGTTCATAAATCTGAAAATCGTAAGGAGGGAGATTTGTGATCAATCTAGAGATGAGTATGAATAACGCAGTTCTTCTACGTCATACTCTTTTTATGTACACAAAAGATCACCCTGATTTCTTCTCTGATAGTGCTATTCTAAAAATCAGAGAAATATCTAACCAGTTAGATAAAGAAATTGAAAGAGAGTTTGACATTAAACAAAAGGAGGAGAACCTGTGAGTTGCGACATTAACATTGATTTGAAACTGAATATTCACGATGCAGCATTGATTCGTTCTGCTTTGTTTCAATATACCAGACAAGATAGTTATGAATTTCCATCACAAAGAGCATCAACTATCCGTGAGTTCATCCGACAACTGGATGAACAGATTGAAGCAAATCTTCCTGAAGATCACGATCACTGACCCTTCGGGGTTCACGGGGTTATAGCTCAACTGGTAGAGCGCCTGCTTTGCACGCAGGAGGTTTGGGGTTCGAGTCCCCATAACTCCATAATAAATACTTTTAAAAAGTATTATGGCACCAAAAATTAAAGCAAATATATCAAATCTTGAGGATTTTTTATATGAAATTGGTCCTGTAAATACTAAAGAACAGGTGTCATATAATAAAACGTTGTTTGAAGTTTATAAAAGTAGAGGAGGTTTAGAAATATACGTCGAAAATCCTCCTGGTAAAAAAAGTGAATTGAATAAATTTAGAAACGGAATAGTAAATGAAATAAAGGGTAAGTTTACGGGCATTAATATTTTTAAAAATGATGGTGTGCCATATGTTAAAGTGGGTCCGCAAACTATCACTTTTGATATAGAAGAGGATGTAGATATTGGAGGTGGTGGAGTCATACCTACAAAAATTCAAGAAGAGGGAACCACAGTTGTTTTAAATCAAGTATTGCATAATAATAAAAAATTTGATAAAAAAGAAGACATACTGGATGACTTGGAGACTGCCAAAGAATTGAAAAAATTATTTGGTAAAAAGTATGAAGGCAGGTTAAAAGAGTGGACGCATAGTTACTTTGAGCAACAAAGAGAATTCTTAAAAAAATTTCAAAGTGCGAAGTGGGATGTCTTTGTATATGGAAAGGATGATTTTGTTACTTTCTTTTCTAAACAAATAAAAAATGTTGCCAGATCACTTGATCCAATAAAACCAGTAGGAAACTACACGACTTGGAATCCATCTGATATTTGGGCTGTCTATGAGGGAGATAAAGTTAAAAAAGAAATAGAAAAAAATATTAATCCAAAGACTCAAAATTTAGTTGAATTAAATAATCTACTCATAAATTTATTTAAAGAGAAAAAACTAATTGGATTGTCTCTTAAAAAAATTGCATCTAATAAATCTGCTAAATTAAAATTTGTTAATATCGACACATCTACCATGAAAATAGGTGAAATTGAAACTTTCGATATGAAAGATATATCATTTGATATTGATAATATTTTTATCGGAGATAAAGTAACAACATATGTAAAACTGGGAAGGCAAGGTGAATATTCAATTAATATCACAAGAGCAGGACAAAACTTAAGTTTCAATACTGCAATTAAAGCAACACCTGCAGCTCAAGGTGGTCAAGCACCTGTTAAGATGATTCAAGATATTTTGAAAAAATCTGGACCAACTTCATTCATCAATGATCATAATAAATATCCACAATCTATTGTAGAATATCAAAAAGAGGCAAAAAAATATTCAGAAATGTATAAATTTTTAGGGAAATATTTTAAAAAATCTGTTCCTTACTCAGAATTTGAGAGTAATCTTTATGCTGTGTATAGTAAGGATAAACGAAATGCAATTGTTAAACTGATGACACTTAACTTTTTTCACGACTCTTTAAAAAATAATTCTAAAGATAAAGAGTTCTGGACTGATATGTTATATCTTGGTATGAAAGTAGGGAAAAGATTCTCACCTCACGCAAAGATATCATAATAAATAAAGATAAAAATGGCAAACAAGGGTCTACAATTTGAACATGCAGTAATGTATGTTGCAACATCTAGAATCCTACAAAGAAATGCTGAGCAAGAATCAAACTTTGCTGATGCTGCTAATAGATGGTCTCTGATACCAGCAGATATAAAGAAAAAGGCTGAAGATATAGTTTTAGAATTAGCTCCTAATGGTGAAAGAAATCGTCAAGACTATTTTGGATCATTTAAAAAAATGAGTGGTGGTGGTGAGGAACCTAAAACTGATATACTTTTTAAGGTAGGTAATAAAAAATATAAGTGCTCAATGAAGTGGGGAAAGTCTTATCAATTAACTAGTGCTGGAGTTGATAAATCCATTCAAGTTTTCACCAAGGTCTTAAAAAAAGTTGCACAAGATCTTGGTACTAATAATATGAGTATCGATTCTCTTGGAAATTTGCAATTGATATTTGAAAATATATCAAATAAATTTGAAAATAGAATGGGAACCATGGATCAATCCACAGCAAAGAGATTGATGGGTGATGTTAAAAAATCTGGTGGAATTAATGAACAACTTCAAGAGGTTTTAGGATCAAAGAAAGCACCAACAGGGGATGTTGCATATGAAACTTTCAAGTTTGAATTAACAAAAGAATGTATGACAGGTGATATGCTTTTTAATGGAGACGATAGAGCAGCTGATCATTTATTTACTGAAGATGGTGTTAAACCAATCACAGACAAAGTTGTCAGAGACGTTATGAAAATTGCTGGAGTTAGACTCTCACTTAAGGGTCGTGGTAAAAAGAATGGAGTTAGGCAAAATGCAATCTCTATTAGATATGAAGTCTAAATAATGTATAAGGATTATCAATATAGATGAAAAGTTTCTTTCAGTTTCTGAATGAGGCGCAGTCGCAAGCATCAATGCAGGCGAAAAAACTGAACCTCAAGAGTGATGGTCACGGTGGTTGGTTAGACTCCCGTGGAAAATTTGTTGCGACTACTGAAGATGGTAAACTGAAGTTTGTTGATAAAAAGAAAAAGAAAGTAGAAGATGAACCAACTGCAAGACCCAGAGCAGCAAAACCAGAACCTAAGGAAGAACCCAAGAAGACTGCACTTAAAAAGACTAGTGCGGTGACAGCAAAAGCAGGTGAGGGAGAGACTGATGCAAAGACTTCAGAGGTTCTGACTGTTGCATTTGGACGTTTTAATCCTCCAACTGTAGGTCACGGTAAACTTCTATCTGCTGCAAAGAAAGCATCAGAGGGTGGAGACTTAAAAATATATCCCTCACGATCGCAGGATGCTAAGAAAAATCCGTTGGATCCTGATATGAAGATTTCTTTTATGAAAAAGATGTTCCCTGATTATTCAGAGAACATTGTTAATGATGATGAGATGAGATCTATTTTTAATGTTCTTACCACAGCATCCGAGGGTGGATATAAAGATGTAAATATTATTGTAGGATCGGATCGTCAAGCAGAGTTTGAGAACCTTGCAAACAAGTACAATGGTGATCTTTATGACTTTGAAAACATTCGTGTTATCTCTGCAGGTGTAAGAGATGCAGATGCTGAAGGTGTTGAGGGAATGTCAGCATCCAAGATGAGAAAGGCAGTTGTTGATGGAGATTTTGATGCTTTCCGTCGTGGGACTCCAAAAGATCTAAATGACGGTGATACTCGGGCGTTGTTTGATGCAGTCCGATCTGGTATGGGAGTTAAAGCAAAGAAAGAAGTTAAAGAAATGTGGGAGATTGCTCCTAAGTGTGACCCCAAAGGTTTGAGAGATAACTATGTTTCAGGAAACATTTTTAATATTGGTGATATTGTAGAGAGTCTTCACACTGGTTTGATTGGTAAGATTGTTCGTCGTGGAACAAATCATCTTATCTGCGTTACCAAAGAAGATTATATGTTTAAATCCTGGATTCGTGATGTGATGGAGGCAGTACAAAACTATCCAGGTCCATCTGGTGTTCCCTCTGATCAAAGACTTGTAGGAACTGATGCTCATCGTGAATATGTAATGAGACTAACGGGAACTGCTGGTATAAAGAATTTAATAAATAAGTATAAGAAAAAGAAGTAGTTGTATCACCATGTCTGGAATTCATTTGAAAGATCTCTCTAAGGTCTATAAAGAACAGATTGCAGAGAAGAAAGACGATTCATATCTTGAAACTGATATGAAAAAACGTCAGAAAAATAATGAAAAGGCACGTAAAGATATGAAGAAGATGGGTTCTATGAGCAACCCACACTTTGGAGATGGTCCAACAGGTAGTATGTCCTCTGAGGAAGTTGAGGTTGATGAAGCAATGTCCTCTTATGATAGAAATCGCAAGAGAGCAGCACAGAGAGCAGCAGATAGAAATGCTGCCCGTGCTGCTGGTAAGACTGGTGTAGTGCCTGGTGTTGGATATGTATCTCCTAGAAAGGAGAGAGAAACTTATGTTGATTCTGCAGGTACAACTAGACACAAGTCAGGTGCAAAGATGGAAGGACTTGATCCTGTAGGTAAGGAAGATGGTGATGTCAATAATGACGGTAAAAAAGATAGCACCGACTCATACTTGATGAAGCGTCGTAAGGCAATCGGTAAGGCAATCAAGAGTAAGATGTCCGAAGGTGTTCGTGACATGGATCCTGAGAAAGGAACTGCTGAAAGAAAGGCACGTCTTGAAAAGAAACGTGGTATGAAGATGGATGATCATCCTGAGTATAAGAAAGAGGAATACATCCCTGAAGTCATGACAGACAGTATGGACGAAAAACCCATCAAGGAAAAGAAAGTAAAGAATATTGTAAAGATTAATCCTAAAATGGGTGAATCTGTAGAAGAGATTGGTGGTGAACTAATTGAAGCAGTTGAAATCTTTGATATCCTTGAAGAGATCACTGATGAAGAACTGAGATTCATCTCTGATAAAATGATTAATGAAGTTGTAGAGGAGTTCTTTGCTGAAGCAGTGGAGAAAGATGAGGATCTTGAGGTTCTTCAGCAAAATCTTTGCGAATCAATTGATTTATCAATCAGTATTCTTCTGGAGCAAGATGCTGGTGCAGAAGCACGTAAGCGATTAATGAGTCGTCCTTCTAGAGCATCTGTCATGGACAGAGTAAAGTCTGCTGTTAAGAAAACAGGTAAGGCAGTAGCAAGAGGTGCTGGATATGCTGCTGGTGCTGCAGTAAGAGGAGCAAAAGCAGCAGGTAGAGAGTTCTCTAAAGGATATGAGAGAGGAAGTACAGGTTCTTCTGGATCCTCTGATTCTTCATCCTCGAATTCTGATTCATCATCATCTTCTGCTCCTAAGAAGAAAGGACCAGGAATGCTTAGCAGAATTGGTGCTAAACTCAAGAGAGGTATTGGTAAAGCAGCAAGAGCAGTATCTAGAGGTGCTAGAAACGTAGCACGTAAGATGGATGAGGCAGTTTATGGTGGAACTCCTGCTAAGAAGGAAGCACCAAAGGACAATCGTATGGTAGTCACTGCTGCTGACAAGAAAGGAAATACTCCTGCATATCAGAGATATAAAGCAGGTGACAAGCGTTATAAGGCTGCTGACCATATGGGTGAGGAAATGTCTCCTCAAGAAATACAAATGCAGAAAAAGAAGGCAACTCTTGATAAGATGATTGCTATGAAGAGAAAGCAGCAACTTGATAAGACAAAAGCAGAACCTGTCAAGGCAATGGGTGAAGAAGCATCGGATGCGATGAAAGATCGTCGTATGGAACGTGGTGGGGTTGCTGGTAATCAACGTTATGATCGTCCTGCCAAGGGTGTAAAAACCGGTCCCATGTCTGATGCTGAAAAGAAAAAGTCAAGAGAAGCATCATCCAGAGCAATGGACTTTGTAAGAGCATCCATCACATCTAAGTATGGTAAGGGTGCCATTATCGATACCAAGAAGAAGTAATGCCTGCGGTATCTAAAAAGCAGCAACGGTTCTTCGGAATAGTTCGTGCCATTCAAAAAGGTGAGATGGCACCTACTACTCCTGAGACTGCGAAGGCAGCTGCTGACATGAAAAAGAGTGATGTAAAAGATTTTGCATCTACCAAGCATAAGAAACTCCCTGAGAAGAAAGTTGCAAAAGAAGCAGCAGATTTTTCTGAAAGAGATAAGATTATGAAGAGAGCAAAACCTCTTCATAAGCATCTCTATAGTAGACTACACAAGAAAGATGCGTCTGGTGATGTAAACGAGGAATCAAATCCTCGTATTCCTAGAAAGAAAGGACAACCCGCAAACTCTAAGAAGCATTCTGATCTTTACACTGACGAGAATCCCAAGGGAACTATTCATGGTTTAGGATTCAAGGATGTTGCAACTGCCAAAGCATCTGTAACGAAGATTCGCAATTCATCTAGATCTCATGCTCATAAAATCCAGGCAGCAGTTGCCATGGAACAGAGAGCAAGAGAAATGGGAAAGACTTCAGAAGCAGCAGTTTATAGAAAATATATCAACTCAATGAAAAAGAAGACCAAGAAAATGAATGAGGGTTGGTCTGACAAATATAAGAAATCTATCGACTGTAATAATCCAAAAGGATTTTCTCAGAGAGCACACTGTCAAGGTAGAAAGAAGAAAGTTTCTGAAGAAACTAAGTATGATAGGTATGACAAGGAGAAGAAACAGTTTGCTAAAGCAGACCGTAAGATGAAGTTTGGTAAGTTTTATGATAAAGCAAAGGAAGCAAAGAATCGTCTTCGTCCTGGTGAAGTCAAACGTTACGACAAAAAGTTAGGTAGATACGTTTCTAATAAAGATTGACGATATATAGAATATACTACCGAGGTTCATCATGCTTGCATTTTTACTCCCAATAGCATCAAAGGTAATTTCTGATGCGGTCAAAAAGATTCCAGAGAATGAAGAATTGGGTGAGAAACTCATTGAGATTTGTCTTGTTATTCTTGCTAAGGCAGTTAAGTTGACTAAGACAGATATGGATGATCAACTTCTAGAAGTTGTTTCTAAAGCAATTAAAACACGCGAAGAAGCAGCAGAATGATTCAAAGGAGACCAAATTACAAGGTCTCCTTTTTTATAAATATCTTATAGCAAATAAATTTTCGGAAGAGAAACATGGCACTCTGGGGCAATAATGATAACCTGAACTCTAATGGCACTGTGACCCTTGACTACAGCACTAACGTAGTAACTGGCACAGGAACCACTTTTGGTGCAGCAGGTGCTGGACATACTGAAGCACAAGTTGGTGATATCATCAGATTTGGAATTAGAGACGCTGATACATCTAATGGGTTTACTACTTATTTTGGTGATGCTGTAATTGTTGGTATCGCAAGTACAACTCAATTAACGATTGGATCGACTGCGAACTTAACTGGTGGTGCAATTGGACCAATTGGCACATCATTTACTATTTCTCAGTGTCCTAAGAGCACTATTGTTGATTCAAATTATAGTCAACTTAATGGTGACAAGGACACCTTTGTTTATGGTATTTCTACCACTGGTGCTCAGAATGCGAATGCCACTGCATATGAAACTGGTGTAGGTTGGGTTGGTATTACTACTTACACTGACCAGCACGGAACTCTGAGAGTTAAGAAAGAAGTCTTGGTTGCAATGTCTGGAATCACGACTGGCAACGTACCTGCTTTCCCTGATGCTAAGTAATTGATACGTAATGATATATGATTTTTAATGAGTTGAATGAGGATAACTTCCTTTTGTTTGCCATTAAACATTATGAAAATCCTCAAGCGGTCACAAAGGAAGATTTTGATAGGGATTTAAATCATTTCAAATACATCAAAAGACTATTGAAACGATATAAGAATACAGGTCAACTTAAGACCCATCTTCTTTTAAATCACTTTATTATTCTTTATAACATCTTTGGTGAAGCAACAACTCCGATGTTATTTTTCAAAATCGAAAGAGAATTATGGTCTGCCATGAAAAGCTTTATTGTTTTTCTTGGCAGATTTCCTGAATATCCACATTCTGATATTCATGATATTCAAGTAGATATGTTATGTTTGACTGAACTTTACAAAATCTACAATGCAAAACAAAGCAATTGATAAAGTATTAGACATTATTCGTTCTAACTTGTATGAGCAACCAACTAATAATGTTGGTGGTGGAAAGATTGCTGGCACTGTTGAGGCAGGGGACGACCCTCCTGTCAAAAAGAAAAAAAGATATATCTATCAAAAGGGTCTAAGAAAAATGTGGAAACCCGACGATGGAAGAAGAAGTTAAGGTTGCAATTCTAGAAACAAGATTAGAAAACTTTGAGACACTAGTCACAAGGTTAGACTCTGCCATAGAAAAAATTGCAGAGGTAAATAATAATGTGTCTAGGATGTTAGCCGTCCATGAGCAGAGAATTACGAAGCAGGAAGAGATCGACGAAATATTGTTTGATAAGATCGACAAACTCCGTGATAAAATGGACAGCGATCATGACAACGTTACTCAACGATTATCATTACTGGAACGGAAACTTTGGATTGGCATCGGAGCACTGGGAGCAGTACTGATAATTACTAATCCGCAATCCATCAAGATGATCAAACCATTGCTTTCGTCAGCAGAAAGTGCTATAGTGCGACCAGTGGTAGCGTCTGTGAATGAATCACGTTGATTCAAAGTTTATTAATCTTCTTTCCGCAAAACTACAAAGGTTTAAAAGAGTAAAACCAAACCTATACAACTTTCGGTGTCCAATTTGTGGAGACTCGCATAAGAATAAGTCAAAGACAAGAGGTTACCTTTACTCAGTAAAAGCAGATGTTAACTATAAGTGTCACAACTGTGGTGCTTCGATGACGTTTAGTAGTTTCTTAAAAAAACAAGATCCTATTCTTCATAAACAATATGTGTTTGAAAGATTTAAAGAGGGTAAAACTGGTCGAACAACAGTAGTAGAAGAACCTAATTTTAAGTTTGAGGCACCTAAGTTTAAGAAGAAACTGAAGTTGCCTAAAGCATCTGAAAATCCTAAATCTTCTGGATATCTAACTGCAAGACAACTTGATCCTGATAAGTTTTATTATGCACAGAACTTTAAAGAGTTTGTAAACAGTCTCAAACCTACTTTTGATGACACAAAGCATGATGAAGAGAGAATAATCATTCCACTTTATTATGAAAAGAACTTAATTGGACTTCAGGGGAGATCTATAAATCCTAGCCCTGTTAAATACATTACCGTGATGCTTGATGATGACGCACCAAAAATCTACGGATTGGATAACATCAGAAGAGATGCTCCAGTCTACATTACAGAAGGACCTTTCGACAGCACGTTCATTCGCAACGCGATTGCTATGTGCGGAGCTGATCTTGATATCAGTCGTTGGGGGATTAGCAATCCTGTGTGGATTTATGATAACGAACCACGCAACAGAGAGATT